TTGTCTTTTGTTGCATATAATGGCTTTTTATTATCTTTAAAATTGCCATCGTATATAACGTCATCAGTTAAAATTTCTTTTAATATTGATTTTCTTTTGTCATAAGTTATTTCAATGCCATTTTCATAATAAAAATTTAATCGATCTCTAAATTTCATTTTTAATTTGTCATATCTAATAGCGTCTTTTGAACCTTTACTAGCATCAACTAATTTATCAAGATTGTTATCTCTTAAACCGCTATTAAATATTTCGGTATCTACTTTAATACCTGCACTTTTTGCTTTGTTTGATTTGTTTCCATTTAACTGATTTACATAATATTCATAGTCACCCGGATTTAATTTATGTCTAAACGATTTTAATTTAGTTTCGTCTTGCAATACTTCAACATCATTAGTTTCTATTTCATGTATTGCATCTTTGTCTGATACTGCCGGTTGTCCACTTTTTAATATTTTTTGATCTTCTAAAGTGAAACTATTTATATCAATGCCATTTGCTTTAAGCATTTTCCATCCATCAGGTTCAGAAAAAGCTATGTCTTCTGCCTGAGTATATGCAGTATTGTATGATTCTGTTCTTTCTTTATCTATTTTATTGTATTTAAATCTTAGTTCTGTTAATGCGTGTTCTTGTTTAACAGGATCTTTTATAGTATCTTTAATTTGTTTTTCATAATAAGTTAGCGGTGGTAAATTAGTTTTAGGATTAACTTGTACATATTCTTTACCGTTAACGTATTCATAATCAATATCATTATTAATAACAAGTAAATCATTAGCAATTGTATCTACATATGTATCTGCTTGATTTTTAACAACTTTTATATCTTCTTTTAAAGTTTTTATTTCTGCTTTTAATTGTCTTTTTTTCTCTACATATACGCCTTTACTTTTCATTCTACTGTTTTTTTCTTCTAGTTTTTCTAATTTTTTTGTAAGTTCCTGTACTTTTGGAGTGTATGCGTTATCTATTTCAGCAAGAAATGATTTATTAAAATTTTTCATTACTGTTTTATTTATTTCTACAAAATAATTAGAATCATTGTTATATCTTTCTTTATCAATATTTGCGTCTTTAATTGCGTTTGTATACAACGAATCAGCTTTTTCTACACCTAATTTTTGTATTGCAAATAAATGTGCTGTTCTGTGTTGAGGAATAATTTGTTCATATTGAGGAGAATCTAGATTGTAATATTTTGATGTTGCTCTAATCTGTTGTAATTGTTCTACATTTTCACTTTTAGTTGCTTCTAAATTAGGCATTAAATCAGCATTAAATCCATCTATAATTGAAGATCCGTTGCCATTATCTATATTATTATTACTGTCTAGTTTTAATAAAAAATTTGCTGAATGTAAAAAATTATTGTCGTTTGAATTGCCTTCGTAACTTAAAACATTATCACATATTTTTGTAGCACAATATTCGTTTTCACTTTTTTGTAGCTCAGTTAAACTTTTAACCACTGTTTCGCCATCAACAGTAACTATTTGTTGATCTCCTATAACAAAACCTTCTGCGTGTTTTGCAAAATATCGCTTACCTAAAACTTCTTGATTATTATCTTTAAACCATTTAACAGCTTCATTATGTATTTCGCTTGTGTATTCTTTAACCATATTTAAATATTGTGCACTAACTTCTCCTTTGCTTGGATCAATATTCCATCCTTTATCTATTGCAAATGATTGTATTTCTACAATGCCACTACCAAATGAAACCCAATGTTCGCCACCCGGATCATTAAATCTAGTAATACTTTTAATTGAATCTAATTGATGGTTATCGATTTTTGCTTCAGTTTCTTTTTCTTTAAAAATACGTTGTTGAGTTATAGAATGCTGAGTTATTTTTGATTGGGCTGATTTAATACTTACTTGAGCCATATTTTCAAGCATATATTTAACAGTTCCATTGCTTGATTGATCAGTATATGTTTTTAAAATAGTTTCAAAATTTTTATTAGTGTCATCAAAAGCTGTTTTGTTTTTACCTTCTTCAGTTTGGCCGTTAGGTAACACAGCTTGTGCTCCTTTTAAACTTGTATATTTATTAGTTTCAGCTTCTATATCTGCGTGTAAACCGTTATATAACCGTTTTGCTTCAGCATCATTTAATTCATTATCTAACTTCTGTATTATCTGCCCAGTTTGTTGTAATGCTTTAGCACTTCTTTCTATATCATCAGTAACAAAATCTTTCATTGGCTCTACCGAAGTAGCACCAAATTGCACTTCAGAACCTGCTTGTTGCTCTACTTGTAAATTTTGTTGAAAAGGTACTCTTGCCATAATTATTTAACCAACATACTTTGTGGAAGGCTACTAATTAAATTAGAAGTGCCTGTTAATAAACTACTGGTCATATTCATAAATGGATTGATTTGAGATGCTGAAGAAAACATATTGCTTGCACTCATTCCGTACATACTTCCTTGTATACCTAATCCAACACCTTCTAACCGTTTATTTTCTACTGCTCGTACTTTATTTGAGTTCATAGTATTTTTATCTATTTGTGCCAATATGTCATTACTAACCATTACATCTCTATTACTACCGTAACCTCTAACACCACCTCTTGACGCTATTGATACAACACCTGCTGATTTTGCAGCCCCTTGCTTTAATCCAAGCATCATTATTTTTTTGTTATATGCTCTACCTATATGTTGTGCCTGACTTTCTTTCATGCGTTGATTGAACAACGCCATATCTTTTTTATGTTCTAGACTTAATGCTAAACTTTGTGTTTTATATTTTTCTGTAGCAGCAGCACTACCGGCAGCAATAATACCTCCTAATACGCCAAAACCTTGTGATATTACACCAAACTTACCAAGATTACTTAAAGAACTCCAACCAGTTGCCATAACTTCAACACTTCTTTATTTTTTAGTATAACTACATGATATCTGTTTACGGTCACACTATCCACCCATAGCTACTTCTAATGTTAAACCTACAATTGTTAGTGGTAATGGGTCTGTTTGTCGTACAAATAATTGTCCATTATCTTGCCATTGTGGTGTAAGCATAATTTTTATATCTTGTGTTTTTAAATCTGGTGGTGATCCATACGGTTCAGTTGTACGTTGTTTTGCTTCTACTAATTTATCTGCACTAGGACCTGCAAAAATACCAGAAGATTCTAATACTCGTAACCATACATGATTTAAATTTTTAACTCTACCTTGACCAAATGCTTCTACTTGTAATGCCATAGGTAAAGTTTGCAAATCAGCTTCTATAGGCAATCCAAGATGAACAATACTAGACGCACGATCTAAAGTAATAGTTCCACTAGATACTACTTTTTGTGGATGTACTGCACCATCTGCCAATATGTTTATTGTTTTACCTTCTAAAAAATCAAGACCTGATATAACATTTCTTGCAACTTCATAGGTTGTTATGGCTGTATTTACTAAATCAGCAGGTAAATCTTTATCTAATTTTACAGTTGCTACTGTTTGACTTGTAGTAGCTGTTATATTACAACGATAATAATTTGTACCATCTACTAAAACAATTGCATCGCCAACATCATCAAGATTAGGTGGAGCATTAAATAAATTGTAATTAGCAGTTATAGTAACGCTTTCTCCTCTTGCGTAATTTGTACCGCCAGATATAGTTACGTTACGTCCTGTATTTGTATTAGTACCATTATAAGTAGCACCTGCATCTACAAAAAAATTATCACGTTGAGTTGCAAATAATCTTGTACCCATACGTTCTACATAGCGTTTGCTTGCACCATTTATAGTTCTTTTAATAATGCAATATGTAACGTCATCGTTTCCTTCAGACACGCAAGCTACACTTTCAAAAGTTCCATCTGTATCATGTTGATGCCATGCACCAATCTGTTGTTCCGGTACATATGTAAGACCTAATAATTTACCACTACTACTTACTTGCCATACAATAGGTATTGGTGACTTTGATAAAGCCATATCTATAATTGTAAAATTATCAAATAAATGTGGGGCACGAAGAGATAAATCACCTGTAATAAAACCATTTGCTTGCCAGTTATAACCAAGTTCTCTTATATGACCACCACGAGCAGCAGCATATACCAAGCTATTATTAACTATTACTGGTTGTGCATTGTTTGCACCTACATATGATTGTGGTTTTACAGATATAGAAGTAGGAGTTATAGCATCACTATTAACAGAAGTTACACGCCATTCTGCCGATCCAGTAAGCATAAGTAAATTTGTTAATGGAACAATGTGTCTTATAGTATTTGCTTCACGAGCAGCAACTCTAAACTCAATACGGTCATCATCTCTTATAGGTAAACCAAAAGACATATTACTTTCAGTACCTGATTTGGTCATCCATATATTTTGTGGTGCATTATTTGTACCTGCAAATACTCTGCGTTGTTCAAAGTAAGATACAGCACCCGGATAGTTGCCAGAACCAACAAAATCATTTTCATGTATTGGTGGTGTCTTAGCAAAATCAGGTGCGATATTATCATCTACAAGTGTGGTTGTAGTAGTTTCACCAAGAAATCCAAATATACCACCTTGAGATTTATATACTCTATATCGACTAGCACCAGAAACAGCATTCCATGTAATAGTGTTTTTTGCTCCAGTAACAAATATATTATTGTTTACTGATGCAGAAGACGATTGATTACTTTCATCAACTAAATTAGCCTTTACTGCTGTAACAACATATTCGTGTGCAACATAAGTATCTGTGTTTGTTGAAGTAGAACTAGGAATATACATAGAAACACTTACACCACCGGGGGCTGCAAGAGGGCTACCAAAGTCAATTACACGCAATTCCCATTGTGTTGCTCCAAGTCTTCTTAACTCCCTAGGAGCGTGGTTAGGATGCACTAGTGTTATAACGTCAGCAGATTGCACATAATTTACATCAAACAATTCTGCTTCTAAATATGGATGAGGTATTTCATATACGTTAGGACTTGTTGGCAAAGCATACCAATTAGTTGCGTTTGGTGGCTGACTATTAGAATGAACAGTTTTTGAATAATAATTTACACCGCCTTGTTTAGCTATTGAACCAACTACATAGTTAGTACCGCCGTTCCATGCTGCACCATCGTTATAAAATAAAGTTTGTCCTTGTGTATGAAACCTAAAATATTGATCACCAAACTCAAGCACCATAGTTTGAGTTGTATTAAATGTAAAAGATAATAATCTTGTAGATTTAGTGCTATCTTTAACTTCTCTTACAAATGCAAACCCCGGTCTATTCTGTGCAGGTCCTTGTGGTTTAGCAACAAAATTACGCATTGTTGCTGCACCTTGTTGAAATTTATTATCAGCAATACGTCCAAACATTTCTGGTGATATTTCTCCTCCAGAAAAAGCTTGTTTAAAATTGCGTGTTACTGGCATTAGTTACCTCCCAGATGTCCAAGGTACTATGTGTTCAACAGTTATATCTCTATGTAAATTGTCTGATTGTTTTGCACTATTTAAATAATTAACCATCATTTGTGAACTACGTTTTGCTTCTGCTGCTCCTTGATCTCCTTTAATTACAGGACCTGCAAGCATTGATGCCAAATGCCATGACAAAGTAATAACAAATAAAGGAGAAAATAAAGATGGATCAGTTATAAACGCTTGATATCGCAACATTGCATTTTCTTGGTTTGTATAAATTAAATCGCCTTCTAATGAAAATTGTTGTGGTGTATATTGCCCTGCCACAATAGTTGGTGCATAGTTAGATGTTATTCCACCGGGTGTATCACCGGCAGACATTCTTGTGGCGTAATCGTTTTGTGCTGTAGGAGATATTATTGCAACAGGTGACATCATGTCCGCAGGTGCTACATATGCATAATCCCATTGGTCAAGAGTATTTGTAGTTAATGCTAAATTTCCACGCTTTGCTGCAAAATTCCATGTATGCATTTCTAGCAAAGTGTTTCTTGCAATAGGATAGAATCGTGCAGCTTTTTCTGCCTGTGCTGATCCTTCTGGTGGATTAAGGGAAGCTATTGTTGCATCATCACCCAAATGAGCTAGGGCAAGGTTGCAAATATCTACTTCAGTTGCCATAACATCTCCTAAAAAAAGAGGAGGTTAGCAGTATTACTACTAGCCCCCAGTAAGTAAATAAGATAACCAATGCCTACTTATTTGCTTCTACAAGTTGACTAATAAGAGTTTCTTTAGTTTGTCTTCTATCTAGTTCAATACCGATAGTACGACCAAACACTTCGAGTTCTGCTTTAGTCATTGATTGATAATCAACTGATTGAGTAGTTGGCTGAACATCTTCTGACGGTACGGTTGTGTTTGACGCCACAGGTAGATCAGGTTCAGTTCCACCAACTAATTCAATATTACTATTAAACTCTCCGTTGTATTCAAACTCTTCGTTAGCTTCTCGCATGGATTGACCAACGAAACACTTGATTTTAGCTCTGTAAATAGGCATAGATTCTCCTTATTAAGCTACGGTAAAGCCAGAAGCATAGTACTTTTGACCATCACCGATTGTCTCTACTACATCAGCAGTAACTTTACCTGCATTCATAGTACCAACAACAGTATATCTAGCACCAAGATATCTTTGGCCTTTGCCGGCAATATCTGGATTTAAACGTACAACAATGTTCTTACCTAATGTAAGTGCTGCTGTAGCTAATACTGCACTGCTACCAATAACAGTTGGTGTACCTAAGTTTGCACTTGCACTAGTAATAACTTCAAAAGTTACGCTAGTACCGTTAGCAAATGCTTCGGTTAATGCAAAGTTCATGTACAAAGCAGTACCTTCACCCATGTCTCTAGCAACGCCTAAATCAATAGTGTTAGTAGATACAGCAGTTGTTGTTACCGCTTGATCTTCGCTTACTCTAAGTAATGCATCTGTAATCATTTTAAATCTCCTTTGTTAATAATAAGATTAAACTACACGAGCTTCGTTGTTGATTAACGAATCGACCTGTCTGATTGGAGTACCTAAGAATGATAAGTAGCTTTTAGCTGTTCCAAACTGTGATAAACCTTTCTGTATTTCAAGAACATTTTGTGATTTATCCATTGCTGCAATAGACAATCCAGAATGAACTGTTCTGTTCATATAGAATGCTGCTCTACCCATAGCCATGTTTGGTATTCTGTAACACGCTCTTGCCATTAATTTAACAAGTGCAGTTGAAGCAGTAGTAGCTTGTGTACCAGTAACTCCAGTTAGATCAGAAATGTCAATATTGCAAATACGAACAACGTATCTCCAATCTTTAACAACTAAACCGTTCTTCCATTGGTAACGAGTAGCAAAAGCTTGTAGCCTTGTACCGTCACTGTTATAAACAGTTTGCTCACCAAGATCTTCATGAGTTAGACCTGCTTTAGATCCTTTAGGAAATGGACAATAAACAGTTTGGTCACCCCAAACAACTAGATATACAGAAGCGTTATCAGAGCCTGATCCACCTGCATCAAGAATGTTTACAGCATTATCTGCGGAAAGATCACCGTATCTTGGTGCTAAACCTAGAAACTTTTTAGGATCTGTACCGGGATTGCCGTAGAACATTGTCTCAGCTTGTGTCTGGTTCATTGCTTCCAAGAACGCAGTGTCTTCAGATAAACGGAACTGTGCAGTGTTACCATTTAACATTGCCAAGTCTTTGTCTACTTCAGAACGTGCTTCTAGGATTGCACAGGCTTCATCAACTTGAGCAGTTGTTGACTTGCTGCCGGGAATACCTTGGTTTAATGCACGGAAATAAACTGATGGTAAACCAGTTCTAATAATTACACGTTCACCAGTAGGTAAATTACCTTCCTTAAAAACGCAATCATCTAGTATTTCGTTGGTTTGTGAAAGTAATTCTGCAACGATGGGAACTCTACCGTCTGGGTCAGATCTTTTAGCCCAATCCGCTAGTGTTAAATTTGAGTTTGAAAGTGTAGCCATTTAATAACTCCTTACTTGTTTTGCTGATTTGAATAAAGTGCGTTAGCTTTGCCGTCAAAATCTTGAGGAACACCACTGCCTTGTGCATTAGCTCCTTGTGAATTGCCAACATAACTGTCCTCACTTATTGCCTTACCTGCTCGGTACATAAACCGAATTACTTCGGGATGATTTCCCAAGCCTGATTCTGACAGCAACTGTTTAAAAGGTTCAGTACCAAAAGCATTAAGGGCTGTTTTTGCAGTTTCAAGATTATTTTCAAAAGTTTCGCCACCAAATTCTTCATCTGATTTTGATTCTTCTGCCCACTCTACTCTTGCTTTTTCTACCTGTTCTGCTTGTCTTGCCTGTATAACAGGTGCGACTTTGTCTAATACCTTTTGTGCAGCTTCCTGTGGCAGGTCAAGTTCTTTAGCGACTTCACCGAATGCAGTTAAGACTTCGGGGTCGAGTACTTCTGGTGCGTCAGCCACCTTATCGTTGAACTCGTATTTGTCAGGAGCACCTTCTTTACTGGTTTCCTGTTCGCTAGTTTCACTTTCAGTAGAGGATTCATCCGAATCTTGCTGATCTGCTACATTTTCAGCTTGTTGCTGTGTTTCTTCAGTATTTGTTGCTTCTGCCGATTGCTCGGTTTGTGCTTCTCCTACTGGTTGCTGTGTGCTGCCTTCATTGGTTTGGTCGGCTTCCGTCATCAGCGTTTCTGACATTTTTTTGCTCCTTAATCATTGTCGGGTATAACTCCGGGCAGAGAGTGTGGATTTGGTTGAGGAGTTGCAAACCATAGTTCCTGTTACCTTCGCTAAATGACATTGCCATTGCGTTGGTGTTAAACGATGATCGAAATACACCTGCCAATTCCAGAAGTCTCCAGATAAATCTGCGACCCCTCTTGCTGCTCATCAGCCATTTGATGTCCGACTCTTCATTTTGGCGGTCAATTCTTTCCTCAGACTTTTTATTGTCTTTGGTTTTTTGTTGACTCTTGAGGTCGAGAGGATTGTATTCACTCATACATCAATATATCTAGTCATAACTGGGTTACGGTCACACCATTATGCCTTTTTGCTTTGGCTGTCTTTTAATGCTTTGGCTGTTGGTGCTCCTTTAGAACCGGGCTTACGCATTTTTTCACCAGAACCTGCTTTAATTCTTTTACGCTTTGCGTGAATGTTTGCCCATAATCCTTGGTTTTTCATAATTAAAACATTGAAGGGTAAAGTTTTTTTAATTTTTCTAGATCCTTAAGATCTTTTGGAGTAGCCATATCACCTTCTATTTTTGCTTGTATTAACCTAATTTTATTTTTTTGAAAGTTAGGTATAATTTGTTCTGGACCTTGTTTTTTATTAGTCATAATTTAAATTACATATTTGATTTGTTATACAACAATTTTAATTTTCTTTCTTCTTCTTTCTTTCTTTCTTCTTCTTGCATTTTTAAAATTTTCATTCGTGTTTCTGCCGGTAAATCGCCAAATCTAATATTATCTGGCGTTCTAATGTTTTTGCCCATGTTATACCTCCAATGGTGATGGTGAATTGTAACCACTAAACTGGTTCATCATATCCATCATAGATGGATCACCAGTTTTTGAATCATTTAATTTAACAGCATTATCTACAGCACGTTGTTCTGCTTCTGCTTTTGCCATTGCTTGTTGTTGTGCTGCTCTGTCTTGACGTATTCTTGCTACTCGTTCACCCCCAACTATAAGTTTAGGATCTACTCCTAACATATCTGCATATCCGTCTGCCCATGCGTCAGAATCAAATTTATCTAATACATCAGGTTTCATTTGTGCAATCATACCCATGCTATTTACATACCTATCAACACTATTTGTACCAATAGCACGTTGTGCTTGTGCCAACATAGATACAAATTCTACGTTTAATTCCATGCCTTGCATTTCTTCTGGTGCAGGTGGCACTAATCCGACTTCTACCATTCTGTTAAACGTATTATCAATTAACGGATCTAACAACTCATTATGCAATCTTTCCAGTACAGGACCTAACATAAGCAGTTTTTCCTCGTGTCGTTCTGCTACTTCTGTTGCTGTCATGCGTGTATCAGTAGCATTTGCCAACATAAGAAACAAATCAGCATAAAAACTACTGTTAATACGCTGCCTTACGTCTTGTATGTCTGCTAATAAATGATTTAAATTAAGGTTTACGTTAAATGCTGTCTCAATTTTGCCTTGTTGCCCATCAATAAACGTAACACCACCCGGTAAACTGTCCACATCTCTGTTTTTCATGTAGCTAGGTACTTGCAATGGTGGCTTTGTTTGGTAATCAATGCCTTGTGCTTTGCGTAATTGCTCATGTTGCAACTGTTTTATGTCACCAAGTGCTTCCATACCGGGTGAATTACCGTAAATATCGCCACCTGCTATGCCCCATCTAGGTATTACAGCCGGAAATTCTTTATATCCACTTTCTCGTAGCACATCTTCGCCATCGCCACCTATTTCAAAGTAACAAGACTTGTATGCCATGTTCATATTGTCCTTCTTTTTAAAGTCACGCTCTCTATCATCCCTTGGTTCTATTGCATGAACTAACGTAATCCATTGATCTAACGAACCTCTGTCGTACAAGTTTTTAACGGACGTTGAACATTTGTTATATCCAAACTCTCTTACAACTTCTCCTACTGTTTTTTGAAATTCTCTGTACAAAGTATTAACTCTGCCCTGATAATCTGTAGCTATTGCATATTCTCCAATGGTTACAGGGTAATGATGTATAGCTGTTTTAGGATCAGGGAGAATAATAGAACCTGCTGTACCAAATGCTCCTAATTCTTCGTAAATACTGTGTAATGTTCGGTATGTATTAGACTTTTGAAACACCAATTGCATACGTTCTGTAACATCATTTAGCCATAACTTAACAGGTGCATATCTATTTAACTCTGGATCAGCCGTTCCAAGCCTAAACCAAGGTCTTGCAGGAGATGTTGCACCTGCCATCATACCTGCACCTAATGTTCTTAACGCTCTTGTACCAGTATTATCGTATATCGAGTTATGTCTTCTATGTCCTTTGTTTCTATCTTGTTGAAAATAACGTCCATTTCTTGGTAACAAGTATGTTGTCACTTCTTGCCAGTGTGACCACCATGTAGCTCTTTCTGATCTAAGGTGACCCCACCTTGTTAACAGGTCAGCACGTTTTGTTTTCATTGATTAACCACCAAGTAATGTGTTACCACCAAGATTTAACTGGCTACTATCTACACCTTGTACACCAGTAAGTAATGTTCCGGCAGGTCCGGCCATTGCTGCCTGTTCTTCTTTCTTTGTAATAGCACTAACGTCAGCCCTTCTTCTATTGGCTTTGTTAAATTCAATATCAGCACGATCAGACGCTTCTTTTGCTCTCTGTCTTGCGTCTTCATTTGCTTGTCGTTGCAATGCTAACTGTTTCTTTTGTTGTTTTCTTTGTTGGCTACTTGCATATAACTGCGATCCAACAGTAGCTGCTCCTACAATAACGGCTGATACTACCATTGTTTAAATCTCCTTAGAATACATAATTTCTTGTACACCATATTTTAGCTTTGGTAGCAACTTTGCTAAAGCGGTGTTTTCTTTAGCGTGCCATAACATCAGTTTACAGCCTTCAGATCTTGCATGATCTTCTGTGACCCTTAACAAACGCAATCCTAATCGCCCACCTCTGAATTCTTTTTTGACAAACAAAACGTCATTCTGGGTAACTCTTAGGTCAGCATAATGAAAATGATGCATGATGATATTCATAGAATAACCAATACAGACATCGTCTTGCATTGCTAGATAAATAAACAAAAATCCGTTCTTGTCTACTGACTCATACATTGGCCAGTTTGGTTTTAGCTTCATTACCTGTTTGTTGCGAGCAATCTCTTCGTAATGCTCTTCAAACAATGGTTCTGCTAATACCTTAAATTCATCTAACGTGCAGAGTCTAATTTCTGTTTTAGGTACTCTACTTTCGTTTACAGTAGCTGTACTATCAGGAGTTACGGTCACACTCGTCATAGTGGATATTTAGTTACACAATCAAATATTATATGCACTCTGTCTGTCATGCCAACATTATGTGCTGTGTGTAGCTCCTTATGGTTAAACCACCAGACTTCACCTACTTCAAATTTTTGCTCCTGATCACCGCAAGTTTGGCTGCACCATTGATTAGATTTAAGTACAAGATGGAATCTGCTGTAGTGATCCGCATATGTACCCTGATCATTGTGTTTTGTTACATGGCCACTAGGTTTTAAATTAACAATAAGCAATCTACCCATATCCTTAACTTCTAGTTTTTCTAATATTGGTCGCATTAATGGTACAAGTGCAGGTTTTAAATACTCCATACACGGATAATCGTATGATCCTGTATCCCATAAAACGTAATATGCACTCATTTTTAGTGGCCCTCTAACGTATATCGACTCTGTGTCTTTATGTGGTGAACCTGTAAATTTTTGGCGTGTTTCTATCTCCTTCCATAACTCAGGTTTATTGTCTAACAATTCGAGCAATGGCTCTACATCTAGACCTTCTGCTATACGAACAAAATTAGAGCACTTTGTATGGGTCATAATCCGTCTTCTGTGTGGCTGCTTTACGTCTTTTAATGTATATGTCTTCTGGTACTTTCTTGGCTACTGGGAGGGCAAAGGTTAGGGCTAGTGCATCAGCTAAATCTGGTGACCCTGCACCTTGCAATCTTTTCTTAATCTGATCCTTAGATTCAAGTACACGCCTACCAACATTGTCGTACCAATATATCGGTGTTGCTAACTCTTGTTTGAGGGCTACATCGTTAGGTATTGCACCACCTTCTTCTATCCATTGTTTCATTAACCACCACATCTCACTTCTACGGTTGATGTATTGCTCTGGTTTCATTGCCTTGCCACCAAACGGTATCTCGATTACGTCATAGTCTAACTGCCTTAGTCTGTCGATTACACCACTACCTGCACCTGCGTCACAGAACACAGCATCTGGGTCATGTTCCTCTATCAGGTTGGCTACTCTGGCTGCTAGTTCCATGTTGTCTATACCTCGATATACAACAGGCTTAAATGCTTGTTTACCTTGCCTACGGAATACCACAGATCGGTCATCACCAAACCTTGCAGGGTCGATACCAAGGACTATTGGTGACAGCCTGACATGATCACGTTGGTATACACGTTTAGCTGCATCTTCGGTATCTGCTAATGCAATTAACTGGTCATCCCCTGCTGCTGAAAAATCACATAGATATTCACGAGCAAAACTGGTTTCACTCATGTCTCGTTTGAGACGAGTTACCTCATTAGGATGCAAGCTATCTGTGTCGAATACTGTGTACCTTGCTGCTGTCCAATCGTCCTCCTCTATGGCTTTGTAGTACAACTCAGAGAACAAGTTGATGCCACTAGGCGTACCAATAAATATTGCCCAACCAAGACGGTCAGAGAGGGCAGGTTGCACTATGTCTGTCCACAATTCATTTTTCAATTGCGAAACCTCGTCTAAAACTATGCCATCCAGACGTAATCCACGCATGGCATCTGGATTGTCTCCACCAAACAATCTAATGATTGCTCCATTATGTTTAAACCTGACCGATAGCTCACCCTCGTTAATGTCTATTACTGACGTTCTGCGTAATGGTTCTATCTTTTGTTTTAGTCGTGCCCATGCAATCGCTTTTGCCTGTCTCAGGAACGGTGCAACATAGACAAACATTCCTAAATCTTTGTCACATTTAATTGCTTTATCAATAAGTTCAAGCAAACTCAGTTCTGTTTTGCCAGAGCGTCTGTGAAGTGCATATACAGAAAACCTTTTCTTATTTAAATGACATTGTTTCTGCCATTCTCTGGGCGTGTAGTCTAATTTAATTAACGGTTGTCTCACGCCTGTGGAACGCCTGTTGAAATGTTTAGAGATATACTTCCACCTGCTTCAACTCCTACCTTCTCTCCATACTTCTTAGGATTCCATTTGGCCAACAACTTGAGCCTTGCTTCTACCCTATTCTTCTGCATTTGTACCGCTGCCGGATCTAGCCTTGTATTGCCCTCAGAACCGCACAAAGGAGGAGGAGCATCTATTATCTCCAAACATTCTTCTGCAATAGCATCAGCACCCATGTCTCGTGCGTGTGCGAAGCGTGCGATAAAGTCTCCATCATCCTTTTCCAACCAGTTATAAATAGTTCTCCAATTTGGTTTATTTTTTAACCGACAGTAAGACCTTAAAGTATTACCATGAGCAATCCAATCTATAATTTCATTTACAATTAAAGGATCAGGTTTCTCTGTAGGTCGTCCTAGTTTTGTAGATTGTTTTCCAACGGTCTGGAGTTTGCCCCCTGATTTGGTATTTACAGATTTTTGCAATTGTCCCCCTTGGTAAAGAAAAGATAGTGCTAAGAGTTCCATAGCCAAGATCAAAATCTTCTCTCAATTCTCTAATTGCCTCAACTATTGTCTGATCTATGCGACAGTTGTGGTGACTGGAATTGATTCGATACCCTTGATCATTAACAGCAATATATTCTCTGGTAACCTGAGTGATTGCTGTCATTTAGGAACTATAAATTAAACAAAATATATATAAATATAACTAAAAAAGCAATGAAAATGGAAAAATTTGTGTCCAACTAAAGGGTGTTTTCTGGTAAAGGGGTTTAAATCAACACAATCTTTTTTATAAATTACTTGACATATGATGCATTAAGTGCAACACTAAGAGAGTACATTACTAATTTCTATTAACAATGACTACTGAAACTTTCACACCTAGCGAAATCCATGAACAGGCAAGTACATGGTTTATGACACACGCAGGTACTTATGCAAGATTGCTTAAGCGTACTAAAGCAGAAGCAAAAAGAGCATTTGTTGTATTTAGCGATTTAATGCTTGGCGTTGATTACAGAGATGTCAAAGGCAAAGCTAACAAAGATGCATTTATTAATGCTTTCATGTCTAGCTCAACCGTATCTGCAATTACTGCACAGCAACTAGTCGAAGGTTCTGTTGAATACAAAGAATTAGTTGACGCATACTTGGGTGAATAATTTCACCCATTTTTTTTATCCAATTTTTTATTAACCAGACCAATGACAACTATTACAGAACAAAAATTCACTTGCAATGTCAATTATCAATTTGACGTTACCTTACAAGACCTTAAAGATTTATTTTGCACTATGGGTCAGGGTGTTAACTATTGGGCTACTGAAGTTACAGTAGGAAACATCGAAGAAGAAGAAGATGAGGACGGCAACGTATGGTATAAAAACAACCAAGAATACGAGTGTGAAGGTTGTTGTGCATGGCTTGTAGACCTTACTCTAGATTCTCCTATAAAAATAGAGGATTGTGAGGATGACAAGCACGAATTCAAAGTACAGGATGTTTTAACCACCATTGAAAAAATTATTTCGGGTAAAACTGATTTAAATACACATGATTGTGGTGAAATATTTCAAGCTTTTACAAATGATGACCTTGGACGTATTGATTCTTCAATAGCAGATTCAATATTGCAGATAATGGTCTTTGGCAAACTTGTATATGGATAGACCTATGGCCTTCGCACTATTTCCTTATTTAATTTTATTTCTAATTCTTATTTGATATGCAAAAAATCAACAACAACATTGACCAGTACATCAACTGGAATGATCCAGACTCAATAGAAAACTATTGTCCAGAAGATCAATTTGAGTATGTACCTGATGATCCAACATTTAAAGATCATGTAGTTTATTTCCTACAAGATTATTTAATTGATCCAATCAGAATGTTTTGCATAAAACATTTCAACATTTTTCACTACAAAAAACCATACGGTGCAGATTGGTTACAGGAGGACAACTAATGGACAATCCAAAACTAAACGATGAGCAAATTGAAAATTTGACTTATTCTCTTTACTCAAATTTAATGGACTTCAAACAACTTAATACAGGTTTTATGCCAAACAGAGAGGACATTATTAAATGCCTTGACAACGCATTACAAAATTTATAGAGGGTGTAACAACCCTCTTTTTTTTTGCCTAATTACTTGTATTAATGTTGCATTTATGGCAATATATAGATATGGAAACAACTATTAAAACCCCATACGAACTATGCATTGAAGAATTTGGTGGAGTCCGTGAGTTGGCACGCCAGATAGGCAGGGATGCAGGTTCTGTATCTAAATGGAAAAGGCAAGGAACAATTCCTACCTCCATACAAAAAAAATTACTTGAGAAGGCATGGGAGTTAAATTTAAATATTTCTGCCCATGAATTAATTTTTGGTAAAGAATGAATCAAAAAAAATTAGAAAAATTACAAAAGTTGTATGCATTAGCATCTAACAATCCAAATCAAAACGAAGCGATTGTAGCTGCACATAAATTTGTTAATGCAATAAAAAAAGATGGATTGCATATGACATTGTCAGAGCAGCCACAGCCAACGCAGCAACAGATAGAACAAGCATTACAGGCAAATTATCAAAAAGGTTTTACAGAGGGCAGAGAGCATTCTTATAACCAAGGTTACCAAGATGGATATTATAAAGGTTTAAATGAAAACCAACAGGAAGAAGTACAGCCAGAAATAGGAAGGCAAATAGCATCATCTAGTCCTACTAGTAGTTTTATTTATTATGCAAACGGCACTACTAGTTCAACAATAAAAATAGGAAGATGAATTGTTACTGGTGCGATAGCGATCTTATTATTGGCGGTGACGTAGATATAGAAGAAGGTATGGGAAGTTATCCTGAGTTTTCAGTAATAACTAATTTATCTTGCCCCAGATGCGGATCTTTAGTGGAAGTATTAAAAAAAAGAGATGCCTTCGATTAATTAATTATTTGACAGGTGTTGCAGTATGTGCTACACTTCTTAGTGAGGGTGTTATACCTTCAATTGTTGTTTACTAATTTCTATTAACAAACACATGACAATTTCATTTCCGAAATCATCGCACCACTCAGGCTTGCGATACATGAAACGCAATCCACATCCTGAGAACAAATTAGTTAGGGATTGCGGAGTCAGAGCTATATGTTTAGCTTTTGACCAAGAATACGAAAAAGTATTTAGCCTTGCTACTACAAACAAAAGACTTAATGCTGACGATAACAGTTATTGGTCAGTAGCAGCACAGGATTACATTTACAGAACCACACCAGATGCATCTAAAGGATTAAACAAAGATTCTTGTTTAGATACATTAAAAGACCTTGGTCTTGATGTTGTATACAAAGACACCACTATGACCGATCAAGATGGTGAACACTATCTTTATTTTTATGCAGGTAATTTACCTGATAGATGCATAGCTCATGTCAACAGGCATTGGGTAGCTGTTAGAGATGGAGCTATCTGGGATACATGGGATTCCAGAGGTAAACGTAAGAAAAAGTTATATGGATACATCTGCTTAAGGAGTGATCTATGAATGATATCCAGAAACTGGAAAGGTTGGACTATTTGTCTAGCCTTTCTTACTTGGAGCATACTTCTGAAGATTGGGATGAAGAATTGCGTTTAGAGTGTGAGTTACAGGATTTAGACCAATG